CGCCTAGTTGTCTTGTTGCATTTAACAAGACCCTGCGGGTTATATGTTGGCTGCGACTCATAAAAAACCAGCACGTCCTCGCAGTCTGACATCGGCATGCGCTTGGCGTTTAGGTGACCAGTTGCCGCCGACTTATTCCATACCCATGCGTAACGAAGATTGCTGATATTGGAAAACCCTAGTGCGGAGGTGAACGGTTGCGATGCCGTCATAACAATCGCGGCGTTCTTCTTCGCCGCGTGTTTGATTCCGGCCCACATTGGTTCAAACGGCAATACACTGTCCCACTTGCACGCTGTCGTTCCATATGGCGGATCCGCAAGCACCATGTCAACCGAGCCAGCCGGGAGCGTCGGCATGACGTCCAGGCAGTTGCCGAGATGCAATTCGTACCAGTCCGCATCAGGCATGGTACTTCTCCGACACTTCCCGCCCGTCCCAAGCGTTGTGAACGACCGTGTACCCGAAGCCATGAACGCTCCGCACTGCCGGCATGCACAGACACGTCGAACTCATTTCGTGCAGTTTGGTATCGTCCACGGGTAGGACGTGCATGACGGTTCCGGTTTTGTCTTGGACGACTTTCCAGAGTTTGTTCACTTTGACGCCCTTGTGTTCCACAGTTCGATGAATGTCGCTGCGTCTACGGCCTGCGAACCGTGGCAAACATTCAGGATTGCTACGATGACGCATTTTGCAGAAGGGTGCCCAAGGTGTCCAGATTCGTTGACGTGCATTTGCGCCCCGCAGAACGGACACGGAAGAACCGTTTGGGTTAGCGGAGTCGTGTCGTCCGTGATGCGCACTGACTCTGGCGGTGGGCTGGCGAATTGATCGTCAAAATCGGTTGAACTTGCCTGCGTGCTCATGCCTTTACCTCACCGCCGAACTTCGCCACGATTGCCTCGCGCAGCGCAACGGTCGCCCGTTTGATTGAATCCTCTCGGACTATGTACGCCAGATACGTCCCGTTTTCCACTCCGCTCTGCTCGCCCCAACGTGCAAGAAAGTCCCCTCGATCCCGAACGGCTTCGTCCAGGAACGTCTGCATCTTCATCGCAGTGTTCAACGCTTGTTGAAGGGACATACCTTCGACATAAGATTCGACGTATGGCGCGATGTCTTTTTCGAGACTCATACTTTTTCCTTCAATACTTAAACGCAAACGTGCCAGCAGCGTTGGGAATGTCCGGCATCACGTCATACACAACGTAGCCGAGCGCATCCAAACCGTGACCCTTGTCTCCATCGCGGCCTGGATCATACGCGCCATCAGACTTCCGTCCAGTCGTGCGCATCTCCAGAATCACGCGAGGGCATTTGTTCTCATTGACTTTCAATCGCCGCTGCCCGTCGGCAGACAGAATCGCTCGACTCAGTTTGCCGATGCGCGAAAGAACGGGAGGATTCTGGCCCATGGCGGACCCGGTGAATGGGACGCCCAGTTTCCTGGTCAACGCCTGGACCGTAGCGAACTCGCCTTCACCCGTCGTACTACGCGCCTTCGATGACTTGTCCGGGTGATAGATGACGCGAGGGCACTTGAACCAGCCTTTGTCAACCGCCTGGGTGAAGGCCACGTCAACCACAGTCCCATTAGTGATATGTATTTCATCGACCACATGCACCTGGTCGTCGTGAAGTTGGACCGCCACCCAACACATGGGGTCCACGTTGAAATCGAGTCCGATATGCAACGGCAGACGAGGATCCATTTCGATTGGACTGTGATTTTCCAGGGTGAAAGTCTTGTGCGCCCGATCCGCAACGAAGTCAACCGCATGGCCTTCCAAATACTGATCCACAAGATCCGCTGGGATCGTTGACATCAGATCCTTGAAGTAGTCCTCGTGCAGCGCAGTGTTTCCAACCGTCTTCAGAAAATACACCCGATGATTCGGCTTCTTCGTCTTGTCGTCAATCCAATCCCGCTGGACCCAGGTGCCGACGCCTTCCGGCGTTGTCGTCACAATCAACTGAAGAATCTTCGCTTTCTTACACCGCAGGCGCCCGCGAATCTGAGTCGGCGCGTCGTCCAACGGATCAGTCTTTGACTCTCGGACACGAGCGGCTTCATCGACCCACCCGTGGCCAACGGTAAATGCAGAGATGCGCCGTGGTTCTTCCGCCGACATGCAATGGATCGTTCGGCCCAGGACGTTCAACCGGAGCGGTTGCTCCTTTCGGGTAACGGTCCAATTCAATTCGTTGCAAAAATCAATGAACTTCGGCACGATGTCGCGCACCAAGTCTTCACGAGTGGGGGCGATAATCATACCTTCGGACTCAGTGTTGAGTGCGTGAAGAAATGCGAACTTGCGCGCCCCGCTCCAACTCTTTCCACTGTTATGGTTCCACACGCCTTCTGCGGCGTAGTGGTGAACGTCGGGTACGTGGAGATCGTAGTATTCGTGGACGCCAGCGGACGTGATGGATGCAATCTTTCGGAATGCCTTGTGATAAAACAAATTTTTACTGTTCGCGTACTGAACGCTAGTACCCAGCGGACCCCATTCTTCAGCGGTTTGGTGCTCGCGCTTTCGACCGATACCGTCGAGACGGTCCAGCGCATTCAACGCCATGCACGTCAATTGGTTGATAGGTGCGTTCGGTACCGGCTGCTCCGACGGATGCGAGTCGTGCTTTTTTGCGAATTTCTCGTGGCAAGAACTGATGTAATCCCCGACTTCCATCTCACGTAGCGGCTTCCAGCCCCAGGGTGCGAAAAACTTATGGTCTGGGTGGACGGTGATTTCCGACCCATTCGTGAACTTCACAGTGAACAGTTCCGCCGGGGGCAGTTTGATGGGTGGCGGGCAGACTTTCGGACCCAGCCCTGTGACAACGGTAAAAGGATATCCGGCTTCAAACAAGTCTGCGATCGGCGTCGAGGTTCCATCTGGGTGATCTATTCTCGTCCATCCAGCCACACACCCCCAGCCGCCCTGGGCCAACACCGCCCCCGGCTCCATGTCTCTGAGAAAAGCGGTCTGAGCCGGCTGGTTCCCTTCGATCTTGACAACCTCACGCACTTCGCCGTCGTCAGTGTGCGCATCGGGATCGTCAGAGAGTGCCACCGAGGCCGCCCTCTTCAGCGCCTCCAACTTCTCAGGATCGTGACCTTCGGCTTCAAACTCTTTAATCAGACCGTCCATCAATGTTTTTTGCGCCGCCTTGTCCGCTGCGGCAGCCGCCTCGGCCAACCGTTTCTCCTCTTCGACAAACGCCGATATGCGACCGCTGGTCAACCCGCGCATCCGCTTCAGTTTTTGATCTAAGGTTTCGGTAGGAGCATTTCGGTTCTGCGCCAGAGATCGGGCGATAGCGGCTTTCATGTGATCGATGGGAACGCCGGCATCGTACTCGCCCAAACTGCTGCAGTCGGAACTGGCAGGGAGGTCGGTGATCTTGCTTATGTTGGCGGGCAGGTCGATCTTCCCGTGTGCCTTGTCTCGGATCTTTACTGGGCGGACGCCTTTTCCTGGTGAGGAAGGTCGGCCCACTCTCCGCCGCTCAGTCTGCCCCGGTGCCTTCGCACTCTGGGCCGACGGCATCATGCGGAGGTCTGGCGCTCGCCTGGTGGCCTCGGGGGATGTCGCTGTCGGCACTGACGAAGTGTCGGACCCGTGGCCCTGACTGTCGGACGCCTCCGCGCCCCCAGTTTTCAGGGACGCAAGAATCCGCTCCATCAGAGTCTCACTCTCGGCTGAGAGTTTTCCGCAGGAAACACCGTTGGATGGCAGATTCATGAAATTGCCAATCTCTTCGGTACTGCTTCCTTCTCTGCCGCCGGTGCATCCGACCAAGCCGTCCCGCCGCGCCGGGAAAGGAAGAACTGAATCAGTCGAGGATCGCCAGTCTCCATAATGACATCATGAAGTTTCTGAACGACCGCGATCGTACACCTCGCCTGTCCCGCAGTGAACTCTTCGGAAAAGAGCGCCTGGATGACCGGCACGGGATATTTGTTTCCGAGGAGTTCCGCCACGTCCAACGCGCTGGCCCCTTTGGCTGCAAGTGCGGCGACTATAGGCCGCACAGTCTTGAGATTGTCCGGCCCCAACTTCAGAGTCGGAACCAGATTCAACCCATCGACACCGTAGCCTGATGCGTTACCGGACTGACCGGACATGCCGCTCCCTGACCCTTCGTCACTTTTCGCCATCGGATTCCCCCCTTTAGAAATCTTGACGGATTTTCGCAGATTTTTTACCTTTTCGAGAGAAAAACGCACACCGATTTTGTTTTAGTGTACGGGACGGTTCTTTCGCGCAAGTAGCGAATGGTGCCCCCTCAGGCAACGGCGCCTCCAGAGCCGTGTCAGAATGCGTCGAAACTTACTATTTTCTGGTCAAAATAGGGCGGCTCCCGCTTTCTGGTAGTACCATTGGTATAGACTTTTGGCGGTATCGCCTGCACCGGCCTGCCTCGTGCCCGCTCGGTGCAGTCGAAATCGAGTTTTGAGGGCTCGCCCCCGGACGGAAACGACCTTTTTGAAAACGTTCGTTTCCTGGTGATGTGGGGGGTCCGCTCTTACCCCGCCACTGGCCGCTCGGCTTCGCCTGGAGCCTTCGTTTCCAGCCCGCCACCGAGGCAAAGGCAGGGGAGACGTGGTCGATCGTGGTCGAAAGGGGTCATCGGAATCATTCTGTAAGTGCTTGTGGTAGAACGGGATCAGCGAAATCGTATTTTGGCCGTGCGTGTACGAACGGATAGTATGAAAATGCCCCCTTCATTCTTTTTGGATGTTGGGGGTTGGCTATCTGGATATCTGGATGTTGGGGCCCCATGCGCAAACTTTGAGCAAGTGCGCAAACAATGGGCACGAAAGGGCTTATGTTGCATTGATTGCGTCTGATTGCGCTACGATTGCGCTACGATTGCGCGCTTGCTCGATCGTTTGCGATAGGATGCGAGGATGCGCTCAGACTACCAAAAACGCTCGAAATTGACATAATATACATTATCGGACACGATGGAACGCGGATTCTGGTGATTTCGTGCTTTCGCGTTTTTGGCGAACGGAGTCCCTCGGCGCTTGCGTGTCCATTTTTGATCGATTGTTAGCGATCGGTTGCGTTCGGCTTCGGTCGATTGCTTCGTGCCGCGCTTGCCCGCCCGGACCCATCGGAACCTGGCGTGTCAACTTTTCTTGACGTGGGCGATCGATGTCAACTTTTCTTGACGTGGGCGATCGATGTCAACTTTTCTTGACGCCATCGGTCTATCACGATGCGTCGATGGATTCTTGCGATCGGAGGCGCACGAGAAAGGCAACGATGCTATGCTATCATGACATGCTATCATTCTGCCACAATCCCGATCTGGCTAGTGCGGATCCGTTTTGTGTAGTTTGCTCCACTCGGTCAAAACTGCACGACCGGAATGAATCGGAACTACACTGGCAAACCGCTTGCGCCGTAAACTCTTACATACTTTGAGTGTAGAAATGCAGAGAAAATGGGAAACCTTTGAAATTCCTGGCGCCACCGATCGCCCCCCTCAGTCCCGCCCAGCCGCCGCCCCAAGGGGCGCCCCCTTTCCGTTGTTGTCAAAGGTTCCGTTTTACATACACATATCTACACTCAATAGATAAAACCTATTGTATAGTAGAACCTTAGCCCATGAAGTAGGTAGTATAACTCTCTTCATTACGCCATGTATTTATATGCAGAACCGTGGCCCACGCGGATTAAAACAGTATCAAAACCATAACGTGTCATAGTTTCCCAAACACCTTTAACGCTCTGTCATAGTTTCCCAAACGCCAAACTGTAACAAAACTATAACACTGCCAAAAACTATAACGCTCTCCCCCGTAGCGATTTCCCTCGCTCCCCCCTGGGTCCGTCCTTACAATCGCTTACAATCGAAAACCACTCCCCCGATGATTCCGCAAGTCCCTGACTGACAACGACTTGCAACGATTGGCAGCGCTATTGACAGACTGGAATTGCATGTATACTCTTTTTCATGATGCGAGTGAATCAGAAAAAACCGAAAGCACCAGAAAAGGACCATCCCATGACTACAACCTTGTCCATTCGGATCGCTTGAAGATAACCACCGTCCGAGAGAGAACGCCAGGGAAGCAATTTACCACCTGCGTCAGTTTTATCACGCTTGAAACCGTCCGAAACCGGGCGCCA